CACCTGAGTCACGTGTACAACATGCAAAAACGCCCCACTTAGTCCGAAGTACACGGTACCCCATAACATAGCGCCTGTAATCATCATACAGGTCTGGCGCTCCCACTCGTTCACATAACTTCTTCATGCAATAATCTTCCACTTCCCTGATTTTATCAAAAACACTTGACTCGAAGGCACTTGCATCTGTGACCATACAACCATTTCTACTATGGTTCATTATCACTTGCACTTTCTCCTCCTCAGTCATGTTCTTTATTTGAAAATCCTTCATCTTGGTACCATACAACTGATGCAACACTTCAATACAGGGAGCTAACTCAATCAACATCCTACCACTCATGGTCATTATGCCTCTGGGTCGCCCTTTTACTGTGCCATCGTCCAGCACTTTGATGTTAGACTCAAACTTAACAAAGAACCCGTGCTCTTCAAACTTTTTAAGCTGCTTCGGTTTCATCCTCCCGGACTCAAACAGCCTATAATCTTTGACACGTGACTCGATCCAATACTTAGGTCTCTTTCCGGTATAAGCCTTTATAAATGCTGTTATGTTTCTTTCAGTTTTGTTCCCAGAGTTGGGAATCACGTTTAGAACTGAATTATCCAATAAGTCATCAATAAGCTCCTTACCAAGTCGCTGGTATTCTAGAACAGCTTCCGGGACATGATCGTTACTCTTAGACATCGCCCTAGTCATAAAAGCAGCCATACATCCCTCAGAATCAGACAAGCAATAGGCCCCAGCAGTGACAGGCTCCATACCTGCTCTGTATAAGGTCCCAATCGGCGCAACAGCAACCGGCTTGAGCTTGCTTGGCTCAAGACGATAACTGCCTTTGACATGATTGGTCCTAAGGCCATAAAACGGATCAACAAGAGGGTCCCTAACAAAAGCAGCCCCTCCATGTACATCCCCATTTTCCTGATTGTCCACGACGTTGGCCCTATTAGGGACAACCGCCTCTCTTCCAACGACATTGTGTTGTACTAACCCCGCTATAACAACGGGTGTGCGTTCAGTGGTAGATACTAAATATGCAGCGTACTGTTTCAATACTCGCAAAGTACCAGAGGTTATCTCCGGATTATCTCCCACCTTATTAACTTGTCTAATCGTAGAGTAGCTCATCAAATCCTTACTAGGATTAATAAACTGACTCGAGATAGCCATGTCATTAGCCAACACTTTAAACCTCTCTACTTCGATCACCTCAATATGGTCTGACCCGTCAGTTCGCTTCCGAACACCACAGTCCCACCCATAACACTCAAAATAACTACGATCGTTAATCCAAGCCGGCCAAAGTCTCTCCTTAGTCCTACTATTCCATCCAAACCTGATGCTTCTCCGCACATTGCACACAACATTGCAATATGATTCTTGGTGGACCAACCGGTCCTTCTTGTCAATTACATGCCTGGTGTCCAAATCTGAAGCTGCAAAGTAAGTAGGGCCGAACTCGACCCTCTGCTCCTCTACAAGCTCTACATAAGGTAGCAAAAACTTCGCAGCTAATGCCCCAACCATGACAACCCTTGACAATATACCCGGGGTAGCGCCCATCTTAATAGTGAACGCGGTAAATAGCGGACTATTAATCACGCTAGCCAAAGCAGGTAACCCAGTGCACCTAAATGCTATGGGAAACCCCTCTGCTACTACTCTTGCCCCTAAGTAACCATTCCAAAAACCACTAGCAAACACCTGTGTTATACCGGCGACATCATCCACAGAAGTGACGTCATTTGAACACACGAAGGCGAACTCGCCCAAACTGGGCACATGAGAATGGTTGGTACCATGTGTACACATTAAAATAAAATGCCCACACGGAATCTCTACAAACGCCTCATCACCTACTCGGTTACTCAGCTCCACCTCCCAATCACCTTCATCAACATCCCTGTAACCAACAAACTCATCTGCAAAATCCTCCGGCGCTAAATACTTCAAATGTACCCATTTCCAAGCAGAGCAGTGACACTTATAATGTATCACATGCATAGCCGAGTTCATAATCATAATATTCACGCCTCTGATCTTACTGTATATGTTAGCATGTTCTAACGTCCCTACCTGTTTGGTTAATGAATCAATACGGGAAAAAGCGTCCATGCTGACCAAATCATCATAAAACACATACTTCACGTACTCCTTCACCTTCCTGTTGTCCACTCCAGTTACGCTATCATAACAAGCAGTGTCAATAGCAGCCATCAAGCAGAAGGGAGCACCCATCTGGTCATGCTCCTCATACTCCACCAACGACGCCAAATCGCCACTCTCTTGCAATCTTCTGTTAGGCGGCGGCTCAGACACCACAAACCTATCAGTTAGATAACGCTCCCAATGTTCCTTCTCCGCTCTTTCAACCTCGTCCGGATCCTCTTCTGAATCTGATTCATGGTGGACAGTTTCCCGTGCTCTACCATGATGACCTTGCTGAAAGACACTCTCCGGTATCACAAAACCTTGCGACTCCGGATCGTGAAGGGGCGCACTAGGATTATTCAAAGCAGCAGATATGACACGCGCCCTATCCACATCCTCAGCACGTGGCTGAGGGCTTCGATTAACCTTACTATTGCCCCCTGCTCCGCTCTTAGCATGAGAATTAGCCCTGCTATCTCTCCTGCCTTTACCCGCTCCCTTAATTTCAGGGTCTTTTACCGGAACAATTCTCTTGTCTGAAAAAACCCCTAAAACAACCTCAAACGGTTTCCTAGGAAGCGGTGCGGACTCTACATCCCATACCCATTTGGCGGTAGAGACAAACCCTCTATGCGCCTTTTGACCACACTCGGTCACGGTCTCGACTGTGCCTTGCACACTGTCAACACCTGACGACACCAGCGCTGACGCAAGATGGCCGTGCATAGCATAATAAGTGGCGCAATCCTTGCGCTTGCCTTCTAATTCGGCGGCCACTCTGTCTACGTACGGTTCCAGCGCCATAACCTCTCTAGGCTCATAGCTGATGGTCATAGCAGCCATTGCTACCTGCTCTAACGCTTGGCAACAATAGTGCTTCAACGTATAACCCCAACCGAAGTTACACGGCAAACTAGCAGGCTGAGTACTGCTGTCCTCTCTAAAAGAGGCTTGGATCGGTATGCTGATCCCGACCGGCTTGTCGCGCTGCCGGCCCTGCCCGTTCTTGCCCAAGAACGGGGGTTTTGTTTCACTCTCCTTGGTCCCTTTGTCAGAAATGGGGTGTTGTTCGTTTTTGGCGTACTTCATTGGTTTCTGGGGGGTTGTGAATATTACTGCTACTCCATCCTTATTATAATATGATAATAGTGAGTTTAAAATAACATTGCCCTACACGGGGTTGATGATTAATTGGTTGGCAACTTCATGCCTATATGCTGATTCATAGAAAACTGTTTAGCAGAACGTTCCGCATGTGTTCGAGTGATAACACATGTCTCCCGGGTGGTATATCGCGGGGCCTATTCAAACTTCGTTGATCTCTGTCTTAATTTACACTACTCGGTGATTGAAACCGGGCATATCGGCGCAAGGCGGCTTGGGGCAGCAGGCCTTACGCGGAACTGTCTTTGCATCCGTCAATAGAACACCAGACTCTCGGAGGCTCGGACCAGCTTGCGCACTATAGCGCCTTACAGGGGATCTCAGCT